TATATTGTTAAAAAAAACGTGTCGCCATCTTACGATGAAATGAAGGTGGCGATAGGTGCTAAATCAAAATGTACGATAGGTGCAAGAATAAGACAACTTGTAGAACGAGGATGGATAAAAAAATTACCAGGCAAAGCAAGAAGCATACAGATAATAAAGCAATGACCCACGAAGATATATTTAAAGAATTTAATTATGAATGTTTGTCTGAACAAGTTGGCGGATCTCATTATAAAGATTTAAAAGTATCCCCAGCCTATTTTATATGTGAGAATAAACTCTTGTTTGCTGAAGGAAATATAGTAAAGTTAGCGTGCAGACATTCAAAAAAAAATAAATCTGAAGATATTAA